AGCAAGATTTGAAGAATATTATAGATTATGGCGTGGCATCTGGGATCCTTCTGACAGCGAGCGTCGGTCTGAGCGTTCCCGTATTATTTCTCCTGCACTTCAACAAGCTGTTGAGTCAAATGTAGCAGAGCTAGAAGAAGCTACGTTTGGACGTGGTAAGTGGTTTGATATTAGCGATAACATGGGCGATACGCAAAAAGAAGACGTATTGTTTCTACGTAACAAACTGACTGAAGACTTTGAAAACTGCATGGTACGTAAGTCTGTTGCTGAATGTCTTATTAACGCAGCAGTCTTTGGTACAGGTGTTGGTGAAATAATCATTGAAGAAATGAAAGAAATGGCACCAGCTACTCAAGACATTATGGGTGGAGACTTACAAGCTGTTGGTGTTAACATTACTGATCGTGTCGTAGTTAAACTTAAGCCTGTACTACCTCAGAACTTTTTGATTGATCCTGTAGCTACATCTGTAGATGACGCTATGGGTGTTGCTATTGACGAGTTTGTAAGTTTACATCAAGTAGAACTTTTGCAAGAACAAGGAGTATACCGTGACGTATATGTTGGTCCTGCCGCTCCTGATACTGACTTGGAACCTGACCAAGACATAACAATCTACAACGATGACAAAGTACGTTTAACTAAGTACTACGGTCTAGTGCCACGAGAGCTTCTAGATTCCGCTCTAAGCGACGATGACGAAGAAGAGGCATCAGAGGAAGACTCAGGCTCACGTTACGTAGAGGCCGTTGTAGTGGTTGCTAATGGCGGTATACTTCTTAAAGCTGAAGCTAACCCTTACATGATGGGAGACCGTCCTGTCGTAGCGTTTCCTTGGGACGTTGTTCCCGGACGTTTCTGGGGTCGTGGAGTTTGTGAAAAAGGTTATAACAGTCAAAAAGCACTTGACACAGAGTTACGCGCACGTATTGACGCACTAAGTCTTACAATCCACCCAATGATGGCTATTGACGCCACACGTCTACCCCGTGGTGCTAAACCAGAAGTACGTCCCGGTAAGATGATCTTAACCAACGGAGACCCCCGTGAAGTACTTCAACCGTTCAACTTTGGTCAAGTCAATCAAATCACTTTTGCTCAGGCCGGAGCATTGCAGCAAATGGTACAGCAAGCAACAGGAGCAGTGGACTCAGCAGGAATTGCAGGTCAAGTTAATGGCGAGAGTACTGCCGCTGGCATTAGTATGTCTCTTGGCGCTATTATTAAACGTCATAAGCGTACACTAATTAACTTCCAACAGTCTTTCCTTATTCCTTTTGTTAAGAAAGCTGCGTACCGTTACATGCAGTTTGATCCTGAAAACTATCCTGTAGCTGACTACAAGTTTAACGCAAGCAGTACTTTAGGTATTATTGCTAGAGAGTACGAAGTTACTCAGCTTGTACAGCTGTTGCAGACAATGGGTAAAGACTCTCCGTTGTACAATACATTGATTCAGTCTGTTATTGACAACATGAACCTGTCTAATCGTGAAGAACTACTTGCAGCTCTGTCTCAAGCTTCACAGCCTAATCCGCAAGCACAACAAATGCAGCAACAAATACAACAGTTACAAATGCAGTTCCAACAGTCACAGACGCAAGCATTGTCTGCTCAAGCTCAAGAGTCACAAGCAAGAGCTGCTAAGTTGGCTGCTGAAGCTCAAGCTGTACCTATGGAACTTGAGATTGATCGTATTAACGCCGTTACTCGAAACCTCCGTGAAGGGGACGCTGAAGATAAAGAGTTTGAACGACGCATGAAAGTAGCTGACACTCTTCTTAAAGAAAAGCAATTAGAAGGTAAAACTAATGTTGACAGACCACGAACTACGCCTGCTCCTGCAGAAAGTCAACCAAGAGTTTCAAGGAACGTTCCAGCGTCTAGCGGAACTGGAAGCCAAGGTGGAGGAATTATCTAATGCCAGCAAAGAAAGACCCAAGACTAGCACGGGCAGGAGTAAGCGGGTTCAACAAACCAAAGCGGACGCCTAATCATCCTAAAAAGTCACACGTTGTTGTTGCCAAAGAAGGTGACAAAATAAAAACTATTCGTTTCGGAGAGCAAGGCGCTAAGACGGCAGGTAAGCCTAAAGCAGGTGAGTCTGATAAAATGAAAAAGAAAAGAGCGTCGTTTAAAGCACGACACGCTAAGAACATATCAAAAGGTAAAATGTCAGCAGCTTATTGGGCTGATAAGGCTAAATGGTAATGGCTAAAAATGTAAAACATTATAAGCGTGACGGTACTGAGTATACAGGTGGTACGCACAAAATGCCTGACGGTTCATTACACTCAGGTAAAACACATGGAAAAACATCTGTAAAACTTTTCCATTTTGAAGATCTGTCTAAAACAGCAAAGGAGAAAGCTATGCCCGGTTATGGAATGAAAGCAACAAAGCCTAAAAAGAAACCTGCAATGCCTAAGCGTGGTCAACGTGTAATGACCAACAAGAAAAACAAAAAGAAGTAACGACCATGGCTAAGTCGAAGAGTAGTCCTAAACCTAAAAACAAAGCTCTTTACTCACGAGTCAAGGCAGAGGCTAAAAAGAAGTACAAGGTTTGGCCTAGTGCATATGCTTCAGGTTGGTTGACTAAAGAGTATAAAAAGCGTGGTGGAACCTATGAGTAAAACCAAAGGCGGTCTTACTAAATGGTTTAAAGAAGATTGGGTAGACGTTAAGACTGGTAAACCTTGCGGTCGTAAGTCTGCAAAGAAAAGTAAACGTCCCTATCCTTCTTGTAGACCTAAAGCTGTTGCTGCAAAGATGACCGCAGCAGAAAAAAAGTCTTCTGCTAAACGCAAAACAGGACCAGCTAAAATTAAACACGCAGTAACAGCGTCAGGACGTAGAAGAAAGTCTACAAAAAAAGCTTGACATATAACAAAATGTATGATATAATATTAATATATAGTAAACTTTAGAGGAATCTATGAATACCGAGCTTGAAACTTACTTTGATAACTACGCTGATTTATTCAACAGTGAAGGTTTCAAACAACTCGTAAGCGAACTTTCTAATAATGCAACACAGTTAGCAGATATTCAAACAGTTAAAGATCAGGAAGATTTATACTTCCGTAAAGGTCAAGTAGCTGCTTTTGCTAGTGTTATTAATTTACAAGCTACTATTGAAGCTGCTCGTGATCAAGCAGAAGCAGAACTAGAAGAGCCTGTAAATGTTTAAAGTATTTGACTTTCGTTGTACAAACGGACATGTCTTTGAAGAATTTGTAGAAGGTACTGTTACAACCAGTAGGTGCGGTTGTGGTGCCAATGCTACAAAAATGGTATCTGCCCCATCCTTTCACCTCAATGGCTCCGATGGTTCATTCCCCGGCGCTCATATGAAGTGGGTGAAAGAGCATGAAAAAGCAGGTAGAAAATAAACATCTCCACAATGATTATAATCACGGAGTTTAATTATGTCACGAGCTACAATGCTTGATCCACAACCTGAAGAGGAAAATGTGGACATGCTTGAAAACGAAGTTGATGAGATTCAACAAGAGCCAGAAGCCCAAGTTGAGCAACCTCAAGAAGAACCAAACCTACCAGAGAAGTATCAAAATAAATCTTTAGAAGAAGTTGTACAGATGCACCAAGAAGCTGAAAAGCTTTTAGGTCGTCAGTCTTCTGAGGTAGGTGAACTTCGTAAGGTTGTTGATGATTACATTAGTACTCAAGCACAACCGCCAGCACCTCAACAAACTGTTGAGCCTGAAGACGATATAGATTATTTTACAGATCCTCAAGGTGCAGTCAACCGTGCTATTGAGAATCATCCTAAAATTAGAGAAGCGCAAGAATACTCTACGCAATATAAGAAACAAGCTTCTCTTGCTATGCTTCAAAGTAAGCATCCAGATATGCAAGAGATTCTTGGCGATCCTAAATTTGCTGAGTGGATTAAAGCTTCAAAGATTAGGACTCAGTTGTTTGTAGCAGCTGACCAACAGTATGATGCTGACTCTGCTGATGAACTATTTACACTCTGGAAAGAACGTAAAGTAGTTGCACAGCAAACTGCCAATGTTGAAAAACAGGCACGTAAGCAAACACTTAAGGCAGCTAATACAGGCAATGCACGAGGCAGTGCTGAAGGATCACGTAAAAAGGTATATCGCAGGGCCGACATTATTAAACTAATGAAGAATGACCCTGACCGTTATCAAGCGTTAGCCAATGAGATTATGGCAGCTTATGCGGAGGGTCGAGTCAAATAATCTAGGAGATTGACATGGCTACTGCAACTTATCCCGGTGCAGCGGGCAATACTGCAAAGACTGAAGCGGCTACTTTTATTCCAGAAATTTGGAGTGATGAGATTATTGCTGCTTACCAAAAGAATCTGAAGATGGCTCCACTTGTCAAGCGTATCGCTATGAACGGCAAGAAAGGCGACAAGCTTCACATTCCAAAGCCAACTCGTGGCGATGCAAATGCTAAGGCTGCTGACACTGCAGTTACTATCATTGCAAACACTGAGAGCGAACTGACTGTTGACATTGATCGTCACTTCGAGTACTCACGTTTGATCGAGGACATTGTAGAAGTACAGGCGCTTTCTAGCCTCCGTCAGTTCTATACTGAAGATGCTGGTTATGCTCTTGCTACTAAGATCGACACCGACCTGCACTCTTGCGGTACTGGTTTTGGTGACGGTGGTTCTGTTGTGTTCGGTGCTGCTGCTACTGACTACCAGCACACTGGTTGCTTCTTCAACGACGGTGGTACTACTACTCAGTACACTGACGATACTATCGTTGCTGGTGACGTGTTTACCGATGCGTTCTTCCGTGACATGATTCAGAAGCTTGACGACAACAACGTACCAATGGAAAGCCGTGTACTTGTTATCCCACCTTCTGTTCGTAACACTATCATGGGTGTTGACCGATACGTGTCTTCTGACTTTGTAACTGGTCAAGCAGTAAGCTCTGGTCTTATCGGTAACTTGTACGGTGTAGACATTTATGTCTCAAACAACTGTGCAACTATCGAAGCCGCAGCAGACAACACTGCATCTTCTGTTGATACTCGTGCTGCACTCTTGTTCCACCGTGACGCTATTGTCATGGCAGAGCAGCAGGCTGTACGTTCACAGACCCAGTACAAGCAGGAATACCTCTCAACTCTGTACACAGCTGATTGCCTGTACGGTGTTGAAGTATACCGTCCTGAAGCTGGTTTCGTTCTCGCAGTCGCTGAGTAACGATCTTAGGGGGTCAGCAATGGCCCCTTTTCCTTTTCTTTTGTAGGAGCAGTAGATGCCTTTATTTCGTGGCACAGGTGGTTCTGGTGAGTCTAGTACTGATGCGTATGCCTCAGAGATTGCTCAGGAAGCCCGTACTGCCTCTTCAAAAGCAAATGAAGCTGCAACGTCTGCTGCGTCTGCTTTAGCAGCACAGGCTGCTGCAGAGGCTGCTCAGGCAGCTGCAGAGGCTGCACAGGTTAACGCTGAGACTGCAGAGACAAACGCAGAGACAGCGGAGACTAATGCTGAGACAGCAGAGGCTGCTTCGGTTGCTGCTCAAACATCTGCAGAGTCTGCTAAAACTTCATCAGAAACAGCTCAGTCAGCAGCAGAAGTAGCTAAGACAGCGGCTGAACTAGCAGAGACTAATGCTGAAACTGCAGAGACTAACGCTGCTGCTTCTGCTACGGCGGCTGCGTCTAGTGCAACCAGTGCTGCTGGATCAGCTACAACAGCCACAGCTCAGGCTACAACGGCTACGGCTCAGGCTAGTGCAGCATCAACGTCAGCCAGTAATGCTGCTACCAGTGAAAGTAATGCATCTACTAGCGCAACTAACGCAGCAACTTCTGAAACAAACGCATCTACATCAGAAACTAACGCAGCAACGTCGGCTACTAGTGCAGCAACCAGTGCTACTAATGCAGCTAGTTCTGCTACGTCTGCATCAGGATCTGCAACGACTGCTACAACGCAGGCAAGCGCAGCGTCTACTAGTGCAACTAATGCAGCTACTTCTGAGAGCAACGCTTCAACTAGTGAAACTAACGCTGCCTCTAGCGCCTCCTCAGCGTCCACCTCAGCCACAAACGCAGCTACTAGTGCTACTGCAGCGCAAACTGCTCAAACGGCTGCAGAGGCTGCTCAGACGGCTGCTGAGGCTGCTCAAGAAGCTATTGATGGTTTCTTCTTAGGCGCTCAAGCATCTAACCCTACAGTTGACTTGAATGGTAACGCTGTCACTGCAGGGGATTGGTACTTTAACACTACTGACAGTACGACAAGGATCTACGACGGTAGTGCTTGGAACACTGTTAACCCAGACCTTATTGGTGACACTACACCACAACTAGGCGGTGACTTAGACTTAAACAGCAACGACATTACAGGCACAGGTAACGTCAACATTACGGGCAACGTGGTACTTACAGGTACTGTCGATGGTCGTGACGTAGCAACAGATGGCACTAAACTAGATGGTATTGAGGCTAGTGCTACAGCAGACCAAACAGCCGCAGAGATACGCACACTGGTTGACTCCGCTACTGACTCTAATGTTTTTACTGACGCAGACCACACTAAACTAGATGGGATTGAGGCTTCAGCAGACGTAACAGATACAGCCAATGTAACAGCGGCTGGTGCCTTGATGGACTCAGAGGTGACTAACCTTGCACAGGTTAAGGCTTTTGACTCTGCTGACTACGCTACTGCGGCGCAAGGCTCTACTGCTGACTCTGCACTGCAGAACGTAGTAGAAGACACCACGCCACAATTGGGTGGTAATCTTGACCTTAACGGTAATGATATTACTGGCACAGGTAACATCAATATTACTGGCGATACAACATTAACAGGTAATAAAAGTGTTAAGCTGCCTCGTGACGGTGCTGGTTTTGTTGACAGAGGTATAAAGTTTCACGACACGTTAGGCGGTACTGAAATACTTGCTGACTCTTCTGACAATCTTACTATAAAATCAGTAGGACATGTTGTTGTTAACGCTAACGACGGCGAAATAAAAATTAAAGACGGCGGTAGTGCTTTTGCAGGACAAATAGACCTTGCAAATGATAACAATGTTACTGTATCTGCTCTTATTGCTAATAAAGATATAATTTTTAAAGGTAATGACCACGACGGTATTTCAGGAGTTAGTATTACTGCATTAACTCTTGATATGTCAGATGCTGGTAAAGCACTGTTTAATGCTGGTGCTGATTTTGGAGCAGACATTAGTGTAACTGGAACAGTAGCCGCTACAAATGTAACTTCTAACGGTAATAACGTATTAACAACATCGTCAACGATTGACGGGGGAACTTATTAATGACCACGATTAAACTTAAGAATGGTTCTGGCGCACCAA